TTGCAGTATATAATTGTGTATCTGATGCCGTAGTAGAAGACCACGTATCAGTTTGTATTATTATAGGACGAGAAAGGAAATCCTTAATCGTATGTATTCGTTCCTCGCGAGTTGTCATTGAAAGATAATCTGTTGACAAGTTAACGATATCAGGCACCGCACTAGTAGATGGAATGACTCCTTCACTAGAAAAATGAACAATTTCTTTTTGTTCAGTAGTAAGCTCGCGATCCTGATCTTCAACATTACTACTTTGTATATTATTGTTTGTTTGAAAGTTAGCAGGTAAATTTCTTTAATGTAATAACTACCTAATTACGTACATTGCATGGTGGGTTCCTTGGATAATGTGGGGCTGCCACCGGACATCCTAGGATATAAGGTTGAATAACCAGTCCGATTACTAGAATAGCAGTATTTGTTTCTTGTTTAACCACCAAAATTTATATAAACAAATAAGATCACATTCTAGCTTACCCATAATGGGATTTAAAATTTATACAATTCATCTGCTTGATAAGAAATATCACGCAAATATGAATTGTATGTTAAAATTTGTGGTATTTGTGGAAGATCATCTGAAATTGCCAAAATACCACTACGCAATTTATTATATGCATCCTCTCCGTGAAAAACGATTTCTCTAAATGCCGTTTCAATGTTATTCATTAAAATTACATTAGGATCAATAGTATTACGAGTCCAATTCAACATTTCATAAATTACCTCTATTTTTAATGGTGCCACCGTTCTTTGTAATTCCTCACTAAATCTAAAACCACGCTTCAAGAAGAAAATTTCTTCCAATCGACGAGATTCCACAATTTTGCCAGTTTTACCCTCATCAGTATATTCATGTTTCATCGTCACCATTATACGACTAATTTCTTTTTGATTGAATATACCTATTATACTATCTGAAATATTCAGACAATTATCATCACCATAAGTGACCAAAGCAACATTTTTCCTAAAATGTTTCATTGACATCATTTCTGGTTTCTTCTCTTGCATTATTCTAATCCAAGCAATTCTCATTATTATCGAATTATATAAACAATTTATAATCACAGTAAAAGGATTACCAGAAGGCTGTGAGTGTGTCCACATATATACATTATTATCAAAAATATGAACCGAATGCACCAAATGAGTCCACAAACCCAAACACGTACTAAGTACATCTTTACCTTCCTGTGTTTCAAAATCATTAAAACGCTCCAACCACTTCACAAAAATCTCCCAAAATATTGACCACAAAATTTGTGAAACCAAAGAACCATCAAAATTACCAAAATCACCAGCAACAACATGATTACCCCGTGATTTTAATTTCTTCGCAATACGTTCCCAATCCAGAGAATATGGATTTGTTCCAACAGCAACCTCATTATCAATTCTATTATGCATCAACCACGCAGAAAAAGGAAGAAAATATTTTCTAAAAGCCACAACAAAATGTTGGGGTCCCGCAGAAAATACACGTGTTTTACCAACATCCACCTTTGCATTCTCTCTTCGTTCATCTTTTAATGTATCAACAAATACAACATCAGTGATTTTACCAATCCGACAATTTTCCAAAAGTAACTCAACATCATAACGCAGTTGTTTAGCCTCTACACTAGTAAAATCATAATGTGTTCCACTACCCATCCATCGAGTCTTACCAGGACTACCTTTATTTTCTAAAGAATAAGGGTAACCTGGTGAAGTAGTACGATTTATAGCACACATAAATTCATCATCATAAGTACCACAAATAGCTTCCTCATATGATAATATGCGTCTATATTTTGCCGCATCCAAAATCGTATTATATTGCGATAACACAACCTGAGCCACATCTTGTGCTGCCGAATTAACTTCTTCTTCCATTAAAACAGCCGTTTCTACACCACATTTCTTTAATCCAACCAATAAAGGATTATGATCAACACCATTAATTCGCCTAGGTCGCAACAAAGCCGGCCTAGTATAAGGTTCGGATAATTTACCATATATACAAGAAGGTAAAATTGATGTTTTAACTGCCTGACCAACACGCACATTTGATTTTCCCAAAGGACAAAACAAGCCACTTGGTACAACTGGTTCCAAAGTAGCAACAACATTCTTAGGAATCTCATAATAAACCTGCGTACAAATATTTTTAATATCTGTACCAACCAAAATTTTACAAGCATCTTCTATCAATTCTTGCGTTAATGGACAAGCAAAACCATGTTCCTGTTTACTACCAGCAATATGCATTCCAATCAATTTCCGTTCCAAACGCTGATTATATAAACCAATTATCGAACCACAATCACCAACCTGC